GGGGGCCTGCTAGAGACCTCCAGTGACCCCGCCCAGGCGTACCAGTTCAGAGATGCCGGGGAAGCCTTCCTAGCCTGGAAGCAAGGCCCTACCTGTACCTGTCACCGCTTACGCCAGGACGGGAAGCCACAGCGGCCCCTGACGCAATTCACCATCACCCTGAAAAACCCATGAGCGGGATTCCTACTGGACTCAAGTAGAGTTGCAGATTCCGGTTGCCCAGTTTTTGTAACCATGGGTATCCTCAGCTTGGGAAGCGAGAGACACCATGGATACCGGAGAAAAGAAGAAAAAGTTGCGAGTGAAGGAATGCCAGAGGATGCTGGGGCTTGGAAGGTCCAGCACGTATCGAGTCTTGCAGGGGGAGCGGGAAGGGGTCTACCGGATCTACGTTTCCGGCTCCATCAAACCAGTAATTGTTGTGGAGCCGGAAGTCATCGAACGCATCTTGCGGCGTTCCTCTACGCGGTCTTAGTCCGAATGGGCTGCACCTTGCCGGGGGTGCGGGTGAAGTGGTTGGGCACCCCGGCGAAAGCTCCCCGCATCTCTTCGGCCAGCTTTTCCTGCCGCGCCTTCCCGAAGGCCGAATAATACTCGTTCACTACAGCCTCTGTATTGCCCAGCAGGATGCCCACCTCCCGCGCAGACTTCCCGGCATCCAGCACGATCCGCGCAAAGGTGTGCCGCAAACGGTGAGGGGTAGGCTTCCTCTCCCAGGGGCCGCAAAGCTCCCAGAGGAAATTGAGCCGGTTGCGCCAGCATGCGGTTACAACACCAATCTGATTAGTCCGGTGCTCCCCGAAAATATACGGGCCAAATCGCTTCGCCCTTTCGCGCATGATGTCGCCCAGTTCCGGCGGCACTGCGGTGTATACCGGCACATCCCCTTTGATGGTCCGAATATGGACTTGGTTGTCGTCTTTCAGTTGCCTGATATGGAATTTGGCGACGTTGGAGATCCGCATCCCGGTGAGCAGTTTCACGGCCATGAAATCGGCTACGTCCTTGCCGAAAAACCTACGGGCATGGCATGCGGTTGTTGGAACGATTTCGCCGCTCCTGGACTTGCAGAACAGGTCGTACTTTTCGAGGGCTGCGGTGAACATCCGCGTCAGCTCTTCGTTGCTGAAGTCGTACTTCTGCCGGTTCTTCTTGAGCCGCGAGGTGGCGACGTTGCGGATGGCCACTTTGAATTTCGCGGGGTTGTCCCTTTCGGTCCTCCACCCGTTGCCCATACACCAGTTCAAAAAGGCGGCATGTTTGTCCTGGTAGTCCTTGCGAGTGGCCAGCGACACCTCCCGCATGTCCAGAAATTCCTGCACCAATTCCCTCGTCCACTGGTCAACCTGGACGATGCCTTTGCGCTGGCAGAACTCCAGCGCTAGATCCAGGCGGATCTCATGATTTCGGATGGTGCCGAACGCGGAGTCATACTTGCGGTGGTCAGCCAGGAAAGCCGCCACGGCATCCGTCATCAACCCCTTTTTTTTTACGTCCGCGCCTTCGGCTTGCGGTTCGGCCAGCGGCTGCGGAGCCACGGGCACCGCTTCGATCTCCCAGGAGTTGGCTTCGATAAAGGGAGCCATCACGGCTTCGGCCTGCGCCCAGTCGCGCTGCTTGGTGGTCTTGCGTTTCGCCACCTTCCCCAGGGAGCCGTTGGCGACGATGAAGCAGTCGCATTTCTTCCACCCCTTCTTCTGCTCTTCCGGCTTGGAGGTGAAGGTGTCCTGTGCGTGTCCGCCCCGGCAGTTTTTGCCGTGGCAACGATGGTAGTTCAGAATAGCAGCCATATGGTGATTCTAGCAGAGCTTGTCGGAATTTGTCGGTTTTGGCTTGTCGGTTTTTGGTCACCCTACCAAAACACCAATAAAATTGGGGGTTTCAGCTCGATCAGGTATTGCTGAACTACAATGCCATAAATCCACTGAAAACACGTATTTTGGGCGTTTTGATGTGTCCCGGTTTACCAAGTTGTCCATGATTTCCAAGGTGTCTTGTCGGAATTTGTCGGTTTTGGCAGGTGCTCTTTGGCCTGTTTTGGAGGCCGGTGCTACCCTCTATCCATGCCCTCTACCAGCAAATCTCAACAGCAAGCGATGGCTATTGCAGAGCACGCTCCCAGCAAACTCCTGAAGCGCAATCGCGGCCTCCTCTCCATGAGCAAGCCCCAGCTCCACGAGTTTGCCGCAACCAAAACCGCAGGGCTTCCCAAGAAGGCAAAACGGTCCTAAACTGGAACCCATGGAATGGAGGATAGGGCAACGGCTGACCACCGACCTGAGCGCCATCCTAACCGTCAGACTAACGACGTACTGCTGCAAAGGGGCCGGGGCGGTCTAGGAGCGACAGCGCTGTCCCGGCTCTGGGTTTTTCCTTCTTCCGCACAGCAGGCGAGAAGATCTACGGGTAAGCGATAACGGTCACGGCAATGAGCAGCGAAGCTGCGAATTTGCCGCAACAAGATCGAAGATCTTGTTTTCTTCCGAAGCCTCTCCGGTGATTACGTATGGAGCAACTGGGATTGTTTTCAGGGAAGCCAACTGTCGATAGGGAGCTGGCCATGTTGCGCCTGATTCGTCTTTGGGATTACTTCAAGGTAGGGGTGCTTAAAAGAACTGGTATCAGAGCGCCTGATTTGATGGATCACATGGACTTCAAAAATAAGGGGCTAGAGGCGCTGGAAGATGGAATTTGTCCCTACTGCGGTGATGCCCTCACAATAGAAAACATTTCCGCCGACCACGCGCTGCCGATACATCTTGGTGGATCTTCTCGCATCCACAATATTCTGTTCGTCTGCTACGACTGCAACATTGAAAAAGCAGCCATGCCGATAGACGAATACGTAGAGTCTGATCCGGCAACCCGAATCGGGAATCGCATCCAGCATGATTGGAGCTATCGCAAGCGCCAGCGTCGATCTGCCTAGTGTCACTTTCCAAACTTCCCCTACTGCGCTAAGGTCCGTTCATGCCCAAACCAGCCTTTACCGGGGACAAGATTGAGACCCCATCAGACCTCCTGACCAGAGGCGGGAAGGTGCGCCCAGGTGGTCTCCTGGCCCCCAAGAAACCCACTCTCCAAAAGTACAGCGTGACCAGAGCCAACGGTCTGCCGCGCAGAGCCAACAACAAGCCGAACAAAATGTAAGCCTATGCTACCGATGTTTCCTCGCAGGAAAGCCAAAGCTCCGGTCTCGATAGAGCGCCCTCCCGGCGCAAAAGCGAAGGGGCCAGTTCCAAAGCGTCTGCTCCCACCTGAACCAAAATACCGTGACGTGAAGGTCCCGCACGAGGTCAGCGCTAAGCCCACCGAATACACCTATCCTGTCCAGGCGATGACGCAGGAGAGCTATGAACTCGAAATGCGGCGTCCATCGGCCTCCGCGCATTTGGGCTTTCGCCACTTCCTCAAGACCCGCAAATTCGACACTCTGACCCTGGCCCTCTCGCGCAGCGGCTCCGTCAAGGCCAGCCAGTTCCTTTCCAAGTTGATCAACCCGAAATACAAAGACGTGGACATCGCAGTCCTGGCGCAGAAATGCGGCATCGGTTTTGGGGAGCTGATGCAGATCTGGCGTAATGACCGGCTGACCGAAGCCATGGCCAACATGTTTGAAGCTGCGCCCACTGTTGCGGAGCACACGGCTATCGATGCCCAGTCCACCAAGGTCTGCTGTTCCCGCTGCGATGGTGCTGGCGTAATCAAGATCAACAAGCGCGATAAGCACTCCTGGGTGCAATGCATAAATTGTTCAGGCAGCGGCTCTGTTCGTAAGGCGGGTGATGCCAAATCCCGCCAGTACGTGTTTGAATCTACCGGCATCGTCAAGCCCAGCGCTGGGATGAGCATCACTGTGAACACGGGAACGGCTAGCTCTGTAGATAGCGTCCTGGATGAAATGGAGAGGGCCACCATCGACGTGACTTCGGAGCCGGGGGCCTAACCCATGTGGGCCGCAATCCGCACCCTGCGCCTCTTCACCAAAGTCCTCACCAGAATTGCGGTAGCTCTGGAAGGCCTCCATGCCCTCTACAAAGAGGACTGCGCTTCTCGTGGTATCGGCCTAACCGACTACACCATGAACGATCCGGTAGAGGTCTCCTACGCCTCCCGCGCTATCGAGGAGGACTAATTTGTACAGCCCTCTGATCGTGGATCAGAATCTCCACAAGGTGAAAAAGACCGGCCTCATCGTCAAGCGCTTGGGCACCTCTCAGCGCCGGGAGATCAGCCGTCGTCTCCATGCCCTGGTAGACAAGAAGACCGGCAACTATACCCGTGCCCTTACCACTGACGAGGACAGTTTCGTTCGCAGCGAGACCATCCTCTGCCGAATCGACTTCCGTTATTTCGTCGCAGCCTACGGCAACATCGATCTGGACGCGAGTACAGGAGGAGGCGTAGGCCCGATGGATTTCTGGGCCAGCCAGCAACGCGCCCTGGAGCTGATCGGGAAGCGGGAGGAGGAGATCCAGGCCCAGTACGCAAAGAACGGTTTCTCCGATGGCGTCCTCTCCGTCTGGCACAAATCCCGCCAGCTAGGAGCCACTGCGATCATGCGGCTGATCACTCTGCACCGTATGCTTCTCTACCGTAATACCCGATGCATCGCCGGTTCCCTGGACATCGACAAAATCCACGAGCTGTACGTTCGTGACAAAACCATTCTCGATAACCTGCCTCCCTTCCTGGTTCCCAAGATCGAGTTCGACGTGAAGGACTCCCACATCAGTTTTGATGTACTGAAGTCCCGCCTCACCTACCAGCAGTCGAACCAGCAAGCCGGTGTTGGAACGGGCCAGCAGTTCGATGTGAGCCACATGACAGAGGTAGCTCTCTGGCAATATGCCGAACGCCTCAAGCTGGACTTCCTGCCAGCGGTCCCTCAGGCCCCCAATGTTTTCGTGGCTTTCGAGAGCACGGCAAATGGCCGGGGCAACTTCTGGCACACCTTCACCGAATCCGTCCGCAAGCATGAGGAGGGTTTCCAGTCCTGGCTCTACGTGTTTACTCCCTGGTTCATTGAGCCAAAGAAGTACCGCCGCGCAGCCCCTGATGGCTGGACCCCGAACCAAGTCACCGTAGAGCACGCGAAGCTGGTAGAGCGCACCAGCGCAGAATACTGCGGCACCACCGTGCGCCTGGGTAAGGACCAGCTCTACTGGTGGGAGACCGAATATCAACAGAATAAGAAGGAAGGCTCCCTCCACATCTTCTTATCTAACTACTGCGCTACTCCAGAGCAATCCTTCCAGCACTCCACCCGCAGTGCTCTCCCGCTCGAAACTATCGAGTGGATGCGCTCCACTGTCGCCATGGGAATGCCTTACACGCCAGACCTAAGCAGGGCCAGAGTATGAAGTATTGCGAGATGTGCGTTTATGGACGTGGGGAGCATGCTGAGTGGTGCCCGATCTGGAAGTATTGGGAATCTATCCGGCAGCGTTTGGCTAAGATCCATCGAGGTGAGAGGTGAGCAACTTCCCCGATCTCTACACCGTAGGCACGGCAGGTAAGCTCCACAAGATGGACCCCATCGAGTTCGACGGTGATCCCAGGGGCATTATCTGGGTCTGGGAGCCTCCCAGCCGTGGCTCTACTTACGTGCTGGGCTGCGATCCCACCGTGGGCCGTACCGGCTGGAACCGCTATTCCCGCGTGAAGGAAGACGCTAAGACGGACAATGGTGCCATAGAGGTAGTGAAAGTTGGTAAGGACAGCAAGAAGGATGTCCAGGTAGCCGAATTTGCAGCCCCGGTAGACGCCTTCGACTTAGCCTACATTCTCAACGTAATGGGCCGTCTTTACGCTGGAACTGATGACGATCAATGCAAATGCATCATAGAAGTATTCCCTGGTCCTGGCGCTGGAACGCTCCAGCAGTGCTTAGAGTTAGGCTACACCAATCACTTCCGCTGGGAATACTACGGCGACACCGTAGCTACGCCTACCCGCTCCATGGGCTGGCACGCAAGTCCTCGCACAAATAGAGATCTCTGGGTAAAGGCCAGCCGTCACTTAGTGCTCCAGAACTGTGTAATCCGCTCCCCCTGGTTAGCCGAAGAATTCGCGGATTGCCGGATGAATATTGAGAAGGACTACGCAGAGAACCCCGGTGGCCACGATGATCGGGTAAGGGCTTTTAATCTCGCCCTTTGGATCGCGAATAGCTGGACGATGAATATCGAGCGCACTACTGAGCTGGTGGCTAACGTATCCATACCGGATGCCCAGTGCTCCGATATGACCTTAGCCGAAATCCAGGCAAGCTGGGAGTCGGTCTTTGACCGCTAAACCAAACCCACGCAACTGCCGGGGTGCGCGTGGGTAGCTAACTAGGCCCCGGTGATGGCTTGAGTTTGGTGATTACTATGGGAACCTTCATTACCCACATACCGGAAAACAGCTCCCATGTGGAGGAGTTCACTTATGACCCCGCGAAGCAACAGCTCCACGTTCGCTTCAGGAAAAAGTCGGATAAGCAGGCCAAGCCGCGTACTTATATCCATGCTGGCGTGCCCCCTAAGGTATTTGAGGCGATGCGGAACTGGCCTTCCGCAGGGCAGTACTACCACTCCGTTATCAAACGTCACTATAAGCTGGTGTAACTATGGAACTCTCTAAAGAGCAAGCAAAGCGTGTTGTGTACTATAAGCCGGATCAGGAGCCGCAGCCGGGGGAGCGGTGCATCACTCTTACCCAGTCGGATCTCCACGAACTGGGCCGTATTCTCCACAAGAACATTCTCTCCAAGAGCCAGTTGATCACTGCGGTGGAAGATGCCGCGTCCATGAGCGTGGAGGACGTAATTGTCTCGTTGGAACCTCGTCTACTCACTCGTTTGAGGTCTCGCTGTATCCGCAAGGAAGACTGGGACGAGTGGCTGGCGGCTGTAGTGATCAAGCAGCTTCATGATTTCGCAGGTTACTAATATGTGTCCAGATTGTGGAAAGCACTTCGATATAGGCGACTGGCCCTTTGCCTGTGCTGGCCTGGGCCACGAGCTTGGTTCCTTCTGGCTGGGTGATTCCCAGATCCACTCCAGCGAAAAGGTAGTGGTCCTGGAGAACAAGTTCACCGGGGATGTAAAGATCCCAGGACGTGGGGACCGGCCTGTGCATCCCAAGCTGGCCGCAGAGGGCTACGTCCGCAAGGTCATTGACACTCATGCCGGGGTCCGCGAAGTGGAGCGCAAGACCAAAACCATGCATGAAGCAGGCAACTACAACAGCAATTCCAGCCAGGAATTGAAGGACACCGGGGCCATCGGCAGATAGCTTACTCCACTGGTAACACTTAGTAGAAGCCCACCTCCCCACCTACTCTGTAGGGCATGGGCACCACCGTCAGCCCCAACCCTTCTCCACCTCGTCTCCCTGTTCCTGTCGTTGCGACTGGCGATGAAACCAATCTCAATGATCCGGTCATCGGCTGGCTGACTGAAGCCGTAGCCGAAGCCGAAGCCTTCTTGGAAGCGCAGCCGGGGTTCGATCAGATCTCCTCAGCCATCGATGCCATCATGAGCACCGATGAGAACACCCTGGCTGGCGGAGCCAAGAACAATATTGCAACCGCCCTCTCCAATACCCGCACCAACCGGGTAGCCAAGATCGCGGAAGATCTCGCGGCCCTCATGACGGACACAAAACCGTTCTGGGACTATTCTGTTGCCAACCGCCGTTTCGAGCAACACGCCCAGATCTACGGTAAGCTGGCCACCTTCTGGTATCAACGTAGAAACATCGACCTGAGGTTAGCCGATGCTATTAAGTACTACATTATTGGGGGGTCTGGCTTCCTCCATCTGTTCTGGAACTCCGATATCGAGGACATCGATGCTATCGCAGAAGATCCTCGAAACGTGTTACCCCTCCGTCCTCTTGGGTACGAGTCCTGCGAGTCCTGTCTTGGAATTGTCGTTAAGCGAAAAGTACCAATTAATTACATCCGCGACAGGTACAACCTGGACGTAAAGAGCGAGTCTGACGGCAGTTCGATTACATGGCTGAACAAGATGCGGGACCATGCCGCCGATGTGATCAGCCCTATCTGGACTTTCCGTAAAGCCAGTAAGAGCGAACAGGAACTCCCTCGTATCCCCACCGCAACCCTCTATACCTGCTACCTGAAGGACGAACGCCGGAACACCCGCAAGGATCTGAAAGCCCAATACACCGGCAAGCCGATCCGAATGGGCACCTGGGAAGAGGATAAGCCGGTCAATAACTGGTCTTACGAAGTGCCCTTAGGGGATAAGCTCTACCCGAACCGCCGCATGATCGTCTGGGTAGGCACTCACCGTATCTATGATGGCCCCAGCCATTACTGGCATGGCCATTTCCCCGTTCTCAAGCTGACCTTGAATCCGTACCCTTGGTCCTGGCTTGGGAAGGCCCCGGTCTGGGATCTTCTGCGCTTGCAAAATTCTCTCAACAAGCTTCTGCGTGTTGTAGATGATCACGCGGCACAGGTGGCCCAGCCGGGGTCTATTCATGATAAGAACAGCGTCTCCCGCGCAGAGTTCTCCAGCTTCGACACGAGACGCGCCGGTTATAAGATCTACCAGAATCCCCTCGCAGGCAAGGGCATCCAGATCATTACCCCGCCCCCATTAGACTCTGCGATCTGGGAACACATTAAGTGGATTCAAGACGAGATGAAAGAGCTGGGAGGCGTGGCTGACATTAGTGGCCTAATGTCACTCAAGCAGATTCCCACCAACGATAGCGTGGAGGCCATTATCCATTCGATGACGCCTGCGATCCGGTTCCGCAGTCGCATCCTGGAGGCCTTCACGCGGGAGTTGGCGATGCAGCTTGCCTATAACTTCTCCCAGTTCTATACGCTCCCCATGCGTGTGATTGAGCTAGGCCCCGGTGGCGTAACTCAGGATGACTTCGACTTTGATCCCGGCTCCATGCTCCCCGATTTCGTCAGCGATAGCGACTATGACCAGCAAGGAAACCTCACTCCCGAAGCCCTGCAACGTGGGCCGATGCCCCGCTGGGACCGCGCCAGGGAGTTCCTGCGCCGGTTCGTCTTCAAGATTGCTCCCGGCTCCTGGCTAAACAGCGCCCAGGTAGAGCAAAAGATGATCTACCTCCAGCTAACCCGCGCCGGTTGGATGGACATTTTTACTTTATGGGAGGTGCTTGGCATACCGAACATCGGAGTCTTACCCGATAACGTCCGCACCATTCCAGAGCGGCTTCTCTACCAGCAACAGCTAGGCCTTACCGGCGACGTGAACGCTGCCGGGAGGAAGGCTTCAGGACAAGCACCACCAAGAGTCGTCACAAAGGAGTCTTAGCATGGCTTACACAGCACCCCCGGTAGGTACGATCCTCCCGGCTAAACAGAACACCACGGTCTCCAACCCTGGCCCCGTTCACGGCACCGGCACCGGCACTGACGAATGGCTTCAGGCTCAGGCCCAAGACACGGCATGGAACAACAACCAGGATCTCCTGGAGGAATACCACAACGCTCAGAAGAACTCGCCCGAATATGCCCAGCGCCTGGGCGCGGACTTCTCCTGGGCCGTTGTGGTCATCGAAGCCGAAGCCGGGGGTGTGACCTTCGACCAGCAGAAACGCGGTCCTCAGGTACACACCCTAGACACGTAGCCGAACTCACTTTAGGGTTACTCCCTAGATGTAAGTTTATCGACTTTTGACCATTGGCTATAACTCACACGAGTTCCGATTAGCGAACCAACCACAATGCCAACATCGCTTCCACCGCTGCCCTCAGAGATTGGCGAATCGCCCAATGCGAGTCGTCAAGACAGCGCGGCTTCCCAGTCCCCATCCGCTTTCAGCGGGGGCATGCCCCCCATGATGGCGGCTCTCCAGCAAATTGAAACGGGCCTGAAGACGCTGGCGACAACCGTCCCTAGCCTTCTGCCCATGTGTGCCCAAATGATCTCTGCATTACGGCAGGCCGTACCTACCGCAACTGGAGCTGACGCTGGCGCAAGCGCTCCCGGCCAAGTACCCCCTCCTGGCCCCGGTGGAACCTCACCGGCCATGACGGGTAACAGCCAGAATCCGCAAACGCTACCGGCACCTCCGCAAGGAGCGTGATCCAATGCCGTCGTTTCTCGATTACATGGTGTCTGAGTTAGCTAGCGCTGGCCTTTCCGACGAACAGGTCACCGCAGCCATAACCAAGATTGCCAGCAATGAAAAGCTTGGCCCTAAGCTGAATGCCTTGGTGAAAACAGCCACTGAGGACTATCAGGCTCAAGTGGGCCGCGTAAGACAGTACCAGGATTGGTACCCGAAGGCCCAGGCAGAGTATGACCGCATGGCCGAAGAGAACGCCAAAGTAACCGCAGAACTGGAAGCTCTCAAAGCCGGTGGCGCACCTCCCACCTTCGACCCCAGCAACTACGTTTCGCGTGCTGATCTTGCGGCATTCAACCGTGACATGGGCACTCGCTACGCAGGCGTGATCAAGGATAGTAACGCGATTACTGCCCTCCATGTGACCCGCTTTAAGGATGTCCCTGACTTCGCTGCTATCGATAAGATCGCA